TACGGGCAGAGCGTCCGCAGCCCGTTGATCGACTAACACTGTCGTGCGAACCCGCTAGCTACCTCGTCGGAGAACAAAATGTCAATTGCGAACAAAGCATGGCTGAAATATGTCGAGGAAGTCCGGCGCGATCCGAATAACCTTTACTACTGCGCACGGCTGCTGGAAAAGGCGTACCTGCTCCTCAGTGATCCCGACGATGCCAAATTGATGCGCAGAGCGGCTATGACAGTATATAAATTTGATCCGCTTGCCTACGTCACAACCTTTCCGCATGCGATTGACATGTTTTCCGACGACGAGTTGGAAGAATTGACGGATTCACTTTGCATTGATGGCGATGAAGATCTGACAAACTATCTGCGCGGAAAGCTATGGTCAGACGTCGCGAGACACAAACCATCTTCGGATAAATATGCTCGCCGTGGCTATGAGTTTCTTGTAGAGGTCTCGGACGAATTTGTGTCCAGCGAACCCAAGTACTTGCAGGCACTTGCCGAATGTTGTCGTTTGACCGACTACGATGCATACAAAGCGCTTGTTCGACGACTTCTGGATGCACGTGAACCAGAATGGCGCGGGCATGAGTTGATTGACGTACTTGAAACGGCTGTATCCCACCACGATTGGGATACCTATGATACCTGGCGATTGGAATGGAACCTGCTACCTGTAAATGCTCATCTTTGCGAATGCTCACACAATAGACTGCGCACATTCGACGGGTTACGCGCACTTGCCTTGGAAGATATTCGTTCAATTCCCGAACTGCTTCGACAGGCGGTCGATGTTAGAGGTTGCCCGCATCTCAATTCCGGTGCGGCGAGTATGGACCTCGTTGAACGTCTTGTCGAACGCAGGATTCTTCTCAACGAATCCATGGCATATGTCGATGCCTGTGCGCAGTTTTGTGCGGATGACGAGCGGTTAGCGCCACTGAAGCAAGAAATTGAACTCGCGCAAAATGCATAGTCACGGATATTGCAACTTCCTTGTCGGCGACGCTTGTCCGCATGCGACATTTCCACCAAGGGATGCAATAGGACGGATGAACGCAGCGTCATCCGCCGTATGTGATGGACTTGAGTCCGCATCTCGCGGAATGCGCCTTCGGCCTTTTCGCCTTACACGCCAGGCATTTGAATGGCCCATGCAACACGATTCATGGAAAAGGAGTTCCAATTGACCAGGAAATTGATGATACTTGTCGCGGCGCTTTTGTGTTTGTCCGGCTGCAATTTCCAACATCAGGCTGACGCGAAATTTGGCGATCAAAGTTTCAAGACGGCCATCGCTCTGATCGAATTGCACAAGGTTCGAAACGGCGTCTACCCGGAAACGCTAGGCGATATTCGCTACGCTGGTGATTGGGATGCAATCGGCACCAACAATGTCGAATACAAACGCATCGGTGATGGATATGAGTTGAATATCACAGGGGGATGGATTGGGAAGCCGGATCTGTCGTATCCGGCGGAATTCTGGCATGGGCTCGGGATCGTATCGACCAATGTGGGTGGTCTGCCAGTCAGAGGTTTGAGCAATAACTCACTGCAAGGCCAACGAAATTGATGCGCATGGCCGTTTGCACTTGAGCTCGTAGAGCGGATGAGCGAAGCGTTATTCGCCGAATCTGATGTGCTTGAGCTTCAACCGGCGGAACGCGCCTTCGGCTTTTCCACCCTAAATGCTGACCGTTGGGGATAGATTACCGGAACCGGGCTACAAAAAGCGCTAATAAAACAATTGACATGACAAACTCGATATATCCGCCGTACCGTTCCACGCCCGAAGCTCCCGTTGCGCCGATGCCTGTATGGCGTCGGCTGGCGTTCGGTGTGATAAAGACTATTTCCGTCCTATGCGGAGCGTTGGTTGTTTTAGCCGCTATCTACTTCGGCACAAGCGCATATGCGTTCGTCGCTGTTTGCAAGGATTTCCTTGACGCGTCACCGGCGACGGTAGGAGGCCTCTCGGGAAAAATGGTCGGCGCGCCGCTTGTGCTGGTGATTTTGTTGGCTTGGCTGACCTTAAAGATCTGGCGCGCGGCCGATCGCGTCAGAATGCCAGGTCAAACACAAGCGGCTAATCCGAAAACCTCAAGATCGCGCCAGCTTGCAAGCTGGGCCTTAAGTTCAATTACGTATGTTCTCGGCTTTCTTACCGTATCGAGCATCATGCTTGCCTTTTTGGGCGCTCTGATCATTTTGTTCGCAGTCGATCCATCTTTCGATCATAACCCATTAAAATTCGACTTTCCGCACGAACTTTATTTTTGGCTTCCCGTAGGCGAGGCATTCTCGTGCGCGGTTTTGACATTGATCTGCTGGAAGTTGAAAAATCGACTTACCAATAAATTCAACATAGAAAAGCCCGCCGACGCACAGAGCCAATCCCGCACTGAAGGCATGTAGCTCGTAGGGCGGATGAGCGAAGCGTTATCCGCCGCATTTGATAGAATTGAGCTTCATCCGGAGGAAGGCGCCTTCGACTTTTGCGCCCTTCGCGTTACATAGCCGATATTCGCTTCGTTGTTCGCAAGCGTACAGTTATCCAATCGACCAAATGAAAAGAACATTCATCCAAAAACTCGCAGGTTGCATGCTCATGGTATTTGCAAATGTCGCTGCATTTGCGAATCCATGTGACGGCATTAGTCGGACCATCAGTGAAAAGGACAAGCAGAGTTTCGCACCGGAAATCGCTAGGCAGCTAAGGGCACAGAATTCGGAGGTGGTTTCGGTTCGAGTATTGCAATACTTTGCTTACAAGGAATGGCGTGTCATCTATGTAGATACGCAGGTGTCAGATGAGGTATTCCTGATTTTTCATGGTTCGCCGCTGACAGGAAGGTACTTGGATACCTTATCAGGTGCATACGCCATGGATGAGGAGAAATCTGTATATGATCAATTGATGAACGGGAAAAGCAGAGGAATTCCCTCGAAATTGGCCAGGTGCATTGCATGGCACATTGCGAAGAGTAGAGAGAATTGAAGCGTACCTGCTGCAGGTACTGGTTGGCCACAACCGGTCACAGGCCATCTTTCACGCCTGGCAGCAATTCGATAAGGTCACAGCAATTTTTCTATGGCAGGATAAGTGGCCAGTTGCTTTTCGACTAGGGAAGCCCATTGTAGACAATGCGCTGGCTTTTGTTCTTTCGTTTTTTGGGCCAGGCAGATGTCACTCGGAATAGACTTATACAATGAGAACATTGCTTAAGATTTTCGCTGGATCAATGTATGTCGCGTTGTTTTTCGGCATTGTAACTGTAGCCACGGCTTTCATGGGTTGGCAAATGGTTATGTCAGGCGCTGTGGCACCTGGCGAGCCAATGTATCTTGATGTATTGGCCCCGACGAAAAATGAGGCGTTGGTTGAAGCAATCATTGGAGCCATCACAATAGCTATTTCATTTATCGTCCGCGTATTTGTCAAACGACGCTTGATGCAGACATGAAACGTCCTTCCGCGATTCTTGTCGTTTTATAGACACTCGTCTCACCATTCACCGATGGTAGCCCGTAGGGGCGGCTGACGTGAGGCCGCGTGGGCACAGGTGCCCACGCTACCTGACCACCGCCAACTGCGCATCCCGCCACGCCTTCAGCCCCGGCAATACCGCATCGAGCATGTGATCGGGGTCGATGCCACCTTTGAGCAGGTCGCTGTCGGCACCGGGATTGTTCAAGGCGATCAGTGGCGAGACGTGGCACCATCCGAGCACCTCGGGCGGCAGGTTCGGCACCCAATCGTTGGCATTCACGAAGCTGTAGATCGGCTTGATGTGTCGATTGGTCAGATCGCGGAATCCCGCGAAACCCGGGCGCGGCGTTTCCAGCATAACCAGCATGCCGACCGGCAGGCCTGCCTTGGCGGCCAGCACCGCCATCAGGTTGGCGTGCGGGCCGCCAAGGGAATGGCCGCCGAAGTCTGCGCCATCGGCGATGCGCGACTTCAGCCAGGCGAACGCATCTGTATATCCCTCGGTAAAGCCGGCGTGCATCATGCAGCCAAGCTCGGGCACCATGATGGGTATCGCCGTGGCGTCGTCGACGAAGTCGCGCACGTCCTTGCTGCCGGCACAGGCCACCACTTTGCGGCCCGATTCGGCGATGCCGATGCCCATGTTGAACGTGTCCGACTGGTAGTAGTCGATGAAGCGCGGACTGGCGTTGTAGGCGACGCCAGCCCACAGGCCTGTCTGGTAGACCTGCTCTGCAATGTCCGACGCGCTCATTTTGCGGGGGCGGCAGGCATCGGAACCACAGGCGATGCGGCGGCTACGGGAGCAACCCCGCCGGCCTGCGCTGCGGCCTGGGCATTGTAGAGCGCCGTGATCACGATCTGCGCGGCCACGAGGTTGTCGCGCGCGGTCGGGCCCAGGCCGGCGGCCTGCATGATCGCGCTCTCCAGATTTGGCAATGCCGTGTTGACCAGGCTGGTCAGGTCGCCGCTGTAGGCTGCCGCGCACGCGGTGTTGATGATCGGCGTGGCAATGGCCAAGTCGGCCTTGGCGCTCGCCGGCAAGACAACCAGCGGCGAATCCAGGCTCGAAACGACAGCCTGCAGAAGCGGGCAAGCGCCGGCCAGGCCCTGCTTGAGGTCGGCTGCGGCTTGGCCGGCTTGGGTTTGGGCCGTGGCGATCGCTGTGCTGGCGGTGGTGCCGCTGGTGCCTGTACCGCTGGTGCCGGCCGGCGTGGAGGTGCAAGCGGCCAGGGCGAGCGTTGTCAGCGCGCCTATGATGAGCGTCTTCATTGTGTATCCTTTCGTGAATTGTGGTACGAAGATCCGCTATTGCAGCGGGGGTGAATTCTCACGTCGCGCGCGCTCGGTGACGAGATTGCAGACGAGGTGCGCGCCGGTCACCATGGCTGCCGCGATCAGGTACGGCAGGGAATCGGGAATCGGTTTCGGGAAGCCGTTGATCGCCCAGGTGATCAGCGGCGCGATGGTTGCTGCCGTCACGGTTGCGCCGCCAGTGACGACACTCGATGTTTGAGCCATGATCAGACTGCCGGTGCGTCGTATTGGGTCAGGTTGTGCCCGTTGATGATGGCGCACAGCGTCTGCGCATAGTTGTCGGCGGTCGCGTAGCCCGCTGTTGCCACGCCATGGGCAAACAGGATCGAATCTCCGGTGGCGAAGCAGGCGGCATAACGCGGGTTGTTGCGCAGGAACCGGCCATGGTCCACCAGGCTGCCGGCGAAATCGGGATACGCGCGAAACGCGGCGGTGATTTCGACCCATCGCCCGTTCAATTCTTCATGCGTCAGGAAGCTGACCGTGGGGCCGGTCCACGATGCGTCAGCCTTGATGCCGAACAGGTTGTTGCCCGGCGCCTTGGCGCCCCAGGCAGATTCGCAGGCGGCTTGCGCAAGCGTCACGCCGACGGGCACGCCGGTGGCTTGCTGGCACTGCCGCGCGCCGGGCAGCATTGCGGCAATGAAATCGGTCGGTGTCATGGCGTTGCTCCGTGTCGCGCCGCGAGTTCTTCCGGCGAATACACATAGCCGGGAACGTGCGGGAATGCCTGAAATACCCAGATCGGGAAGGTGTGCCGGTGGATGCCGCGTCCGCTTGAGCGGTGATACTTCTCGTGCAGCACCAGCATGTTGGCGGCGCTGTCGACGAAGGTTTCCGGCTTGGCGGGGTCAAATGCCTGCCAGTCGAAGCCGCGCGCGTGCGTGAGCGCCAGCAGCATGCCGAGCAGCGATTTGGCTACGGGGAACGTGCCGCCGGCCGGCAGCCCGGTATCGATGTCGAGCACTGGCAGCTCGGTCACTTCGCCGAGCGCGATGCGCTTGACGAGCGCCCAATCGACGCCATCGGTGAAGGCGTCTTCGCAGATCAGATGATGGTATTCGATGCCGGCCGGCTGGCCGCTGATAGCGCAAACGTCGCCGTGTTTCTTTCCCTCGCGCTTGGTGTGCGTGAAGGTCGGCGTGGCGACGCGCGTATGGTCCGGGTAGTAGACGTCGTCCTCAAGCGATGCCTTGAACTCGTGCTCGTTGGTCGGTTCGCTCACTTGATCACACCGCCGAATTTTTCCCATAGCTTCCAGAAGTCGAGGCCGGCGGAATGGGCGAGCTGGGCAATGAACCAGATGGCAAAGCCGATCAAGCCGTAACGGTAGATTTCGTAGCGCATCTTTTCCCAAAATTCGGAGCGCTTCGTGGCTTGCCTGATCAACGCTTCGTGATAATCGCAATGCGCTTTTGCGTCGCCGTCTGGAAATGCGGCGGCAATGTCCTGGCGCATTTCATCCATGGCCGCCTTGATTGCACCGTCGGCGCGCGCGCTGTGGTCATCGAATATTTTCTGTATGCGTTCGAAGAATCGAACTTCTTGCTCTGGTGTCATGGCGGTCCTTTGGCCGGGAAAATAAAAAGCCGCCCGGAGGCGGCGCGATTTCAAGCTGCGCTTAATCTGCGACTAATTACGGATGGCCGGCAGCATTGAAGATGATGCTCCAGCTCCAGTTATTGATAGCTTCTTGTTGTGACGATGAACTATCGCCATATAGCGCACTCGCAGAACAATTTATCGTTGTGTTAGTTCCGGTGCAATTCAAATCCCATTGAACATACGAGCCAATTGATCCAGGAGCCGTCTGCCCACTGACAACAGTAGCGCCACTATGGACGAATCCTAGCAAATAGTAGGGCGAAGAACCGCCGCTAAGAAACGCATTGATGCCCGCAGTAACCGTTGCGCCATTGACCGCATAAATGGTGCCGCTATAGATCGTTGCGCCAGATAATCCGGGGCCGCCTTGCGAGGCTGAAAATGCGGGTGCAGGTGTTGGAGTAGGCGTTGGTGTCGGCGTCGGTGTTGGTGTTGGGGTCGGCGTGGGAGTAGGCGTCGGTGTGGGAGTGGGTGTCGGGGTGGGCGTTGGAGTCGGAGTCGGGGTGGGCGTCGGTGTATAGGCCGACAACATCACCGCATTCAAATTTGCCGGGACAGTCATCAGGACACCATCGGCACAGTGGTAAGCAATATCTTGCCCGTAGAAAGCACGTAATAGAAAATCAGGTCCGTCTTGTTTGCCGTGCCAACCAGGTTCGGCTTGCTGCCATTCGCGCCGATATAACTCGATCCGAAGGTCGTGATTGTCCGGCCGCCGGTCGCATCCTGCGTGAACTCGATCACGCCTGATTGGCCCGCCACCGCGTTCGTCGGATTGGCCAGCGTGAAGTTCGAACTGATGCTGTTGACGATGAAATTATTCGCCGCGGCAAAATTTGGCGTGACTGTCGAACTGAACGTGATCGGGACTGGCGTGCCGCTCTGCCCTTTCGTCCAGGCCTGCGTGACGCCCAGCTGCGCGTAACCTGCGAGCGTCGACAGGATGGTTTGCAGATTTTGAGTCAGGAACGGTGCGCCTGGCACCTGCACGATGTTCGGCGACGTAATGGTCGTCTGACCATTGGCAACCGTGACCACCCACAGCGCCGTGTAGCCTGAATCTGCCGCAGGCGTTGTCTGCGTTCCCGTAGCGGCCGCCGCACCGGCTTTCACGGCCAGGATACACTGCCCCTGGCGTTGCGTCGGCTGCGCCGCGCCGCTGTTATTCTGCCCGGAGAGCGGCTGCCCCGGATTGGCCGAGTTGAAATAGGGCAGCACCACATTGGTGGTATCCGTCTCCTGGAAAATCGCCTCGATCAGGTAGTTGATGCTGTATCCGCTCGTGGTCGGCGCCGGGCAACTGAAATTCGTCGTGCCAAGCACCATCCCCTGCTTCAGGATCGAGTCGGCCGTGTCCGCCGGCAGCACGCCGTATTGCGACGCATCCACCGGCCCCATGCTGTAGATCTCGCCCTGGGCGACGTTCACGGTCAAGCTGGCGGGGCTGGTCGGCGTGCAAGCCAATCCATTCACCGCCGTTGACGTGCCGAGCATCGCCGCGGCCAATTTCGCGACGCCGATCATCGCGGCGCGCTGGGCGAACAGGAAATCCGTGCTGCGTGCCTGCTCTTGTGTATATACGATTGAGCGATCCATGTGACCTCAAATAAAAAAGCCGCGCGAGGGCGGCTTGTGGTGAATAAAATTCCTGCTACGGAGTTGCCGGTTGACTCAAAATACGCAACCAGACTGTCGTACCCAGCGCACGCGTTGTTTCGACCGCCGCGATGATCGCCGCATCGGTGATCGAACCCGGCTGCGCATCGGACCAATAGGCGTTGGTGTCGAAGTTGAAGCGGTAGGTGCTCAATTCACCCAGCGATACGCTGCCGACGACGGGCCGGTAGGCCGTGACAAACGACTGGAACGGCAACGGGTCGCCCCAGCCACCGGCGGCGTCGAAATAAGCGCCACCATTCCATCCGCCGCTATCGGTCGTGTTGCTTGGCTCGAATATCGATGGAGCCCGGCCGGTGATCAGGGTCAACACCGCAGTCATGTCGCGGCGCGTCGGGCCCTTGATGAACAGATTGGCCAGGATGCGCGCGCGGAACGAATTGTCGGACTCCTGCGTCAGCCGGGGCAATCCGGCGCCGAAAAAATCATTGGATATCAGATCGAGATAGCCGTCGGTTGCCGTCTTGATGCGCGTCTGCAACGCCGCGTAGGTAATCTGCGCATAGGCATTCGACAGCGCCCAGGCCGGCCCCTGCAGCGTGGCGTCGAAGTTCGGCGACTTCTGGAACCACGATCGGGGAAACAGCGCCTTGAGACGCGCGAACATGTCTGCCTGACTGCCGATTGCCGGCGGCGTCGGAAAGTCGCTTGCCGGATCCCAGGTCGACGAGTTGTTGTCGTAGACTGACTGTCCATCATCAAAATTTTCTGCCATATTATGGGATAGTTACTGAAGAAGGAGACCATGCCGCCGTGCCGTCGGCATTGGGCGTTGTGGCAGTGATATGCGGGGCCTAGACGTAGTTCCTGATTGCGTCGGACAGGATCGAAAATTGCGCTGCGCTGCGGTGAATGCGTGCGGTGCGGCGGTGGCGTCAGGGTAATCGATGGTGCTGGCGACATTCGACAACCCCTGTCCTGCTCCTATGCTTGCGGCAATGCCGGCCACATCGCTTTGTACGACCATCATGGTTGAATAGGACGCATTGAGCACGGGCGTGGTAGTTGATGTGATGCTGATTCCGGCGGCCAGCGCACTAGCATATGGTGCCACAGGTGTCGGCACTGGATTGAGATAAGCAATAATCTGTGCGTCGCTCATGTTCATCTGCGTGCGACAATTTTCTGCCGTAGGCATTGGCGGGGCGTTGACATAAGAGTCGGTCACAGCGCCATTCGCATTCGTTGTAGCCGATATCATCTGCGCTAAGACATTAAACGACAGCATTATCGAGATGGCAAGGAGTATTCTCATCAAAAATTAGGTGCGACGTGGGGATTGACATAGCCTGCAGTTTTGACTATTAATGTTGAGGCTCCCGCCGTAATGGCATAGAGCTGGCTCGACGTATTGGTTGCCGACGTTGGAGGAATGGGAGCTGTATATGAAACGCTTCCCTGCATTCCAGAGGCAGCGTAAGACGATCCTAGTGATGGCGACCAAATCTCAAATGCGTTATTGGTTCCAGACGTTCCATACAGAATTGGGTTTGTAATAATCCCAAGTGGCACAGAGAAAGTATAAAGCGCTGCCGAAGTTGTTCCGCCAGACGAAATATCCGCAACTGGTACAGCCCATAAAAATTGCTGGCCGTTCTGATAGAACGCCAAGATGTGCGAGCTTGCATCGGTTTTAAAGCTACCGATATATCTAAATGCCGTTGTTGATGTCGGCTTGTTCGCGGCTGTGGGCGACGTATCGAAATACACATCAAACGAACCACCGTTGATGATCGCAAAAACGTGATACCAGGTTGAGGCGACAAGCGTCAGACCGGTCCCCAAGCCATTGTTACCCGAACCCGCCGCCCAGGTTCCCGCTGTCGATTTGGTAAATGCAGTACCGGTGATCATCACCGCATTTGTTGAGTCGGCGGCGTAGCCTGCCGCAATGTCAAGAACGGTGTTTGGCGTAGTGCCATCATTTGACAGTGTGTAGCCGTTGATATACCCGCTGATCACTGCCGAAGATCCTGATGCAGCCCATGTCCCGTCACCACGCAGGAATGTCGAAGATGAGGGCGTGCCGGTCACTGCGCCGGACAAAGCCGTCGTGCTTGATATCAAGGTGCCGCCCGATGGCGCTGCAAGACCGGCGGCCAAACTCGTGCCGCCCGTGCCGCTCCACGTCGGAACATAGCCACTTGTCGATGAACCTGGGCCGCTTACGTTGCCGCTTCCTGATGGCGTTGCCCATGTCCCGTCTCCGCGAAGGAATGTCGTTGAGGATGGCGTTCCCGTTACAGCGCCAGATAACGCGGTCGAACTGCTAATGACAGTGCCAGAGGTTGGCAGGGTAACGCTTGTAGCCGCCGTCGATGTGATCGTTGTGGCAAATGCGCCTGATGTCGTCAGGTTGCCGCCGAGCGTGATTGTCTTGCCGGTGTTCGCAACTCCCGTCCCGCCATTTGCACCTGCAAGCGTTCCCGTAACGCCGGTGGATAGGGGAAGCCCGGTTGCGCTTGTCAGCGTCGCCGCTGAAGGCGTACCGAGATTTGGCGTGGTCATGACGCACGATGTTGTCAAGCACAAAGACCCACTGCCCGATGCGGTAGAGGACAATGCCGTTGCGACACCGGTTCCAAGACCTGATACGCCAGTGCCGATTGGCAGGCCCGTGGCATTCGTGAGCGTGCCGGACGATGGGGTACCCAAAACGCCGCCATTGACGACCGGCGCGCCGGCAGATCCCACGGCGCTCCCAAGCGCGGTTGCGACGCCCGTGCCCAATCCGGAAACACCTGTGCTCACCGGAAGCCCGGTAGCATTCGTCAGTGTGCCGGATGATGGCGTTCCAAGTGCGCCGCCGTTGATGACAGGCGAGCCGGCCGTGCCGGTGTTGACGCCCAGGGCGGTCGCAACACCGGTGCCGAGACCGGATATTCCGGTGCTGACCGGCACGCCGCTGATGTTCGCGCCGCCCAGCGTCGGGTTCGCCGGGATCGACAGCGTTGTTATTCCCGGCGTATTCGTGACGGTGATCTGATTCGCGGTGCCCGCCACAACGGCGTCAAACGTGTACCACTGCGTCGTGCTGGAGTTCTGAACCGTGTAGAACGCGCCAACCGGCAACGATACGGCCGCATTGGTCGCGCCACCATCGATCGCCGCGCCGCTGTTGGGATAGAGCAGCAGCGCATTGGCGCCCTTGTTGACGACGGAAACCGACGCGCCGGCGGCGCTTGGCACCGGCAATATGACGCCGGCACCGGATGCAACGGTCGTCACAACGTTGTACGCGGAAGTCAGCGCGGTCGCGGTTCCCTGCGTCGTTCCGGCCGCCGATACCGATGCGCTCGTCGATCCGTATTGAAGTCCGTTGATGGTCGGCGTGGTGATGACGGGAGAGTTTGCCTCGACCACACTCCCGCTGCCGGTCGTGCTCGCCGCGCTAATGGCCGAGCCATTGCCTTGCAGGATTCCCGTGGCTGTTGTGGTAAGCGTGATTGTCGGCGCGATAGTCGGGTTCGCGATCGTTCCGGAAAATCCATTAGCAGACGCAATCGAAACCGAGGTCACCGACCCGACCGCCGCCGTCGCCCAGGTGCAATCACCGCGCAAAATCTGCGTCGGATCATTCGGCGGCGTCGGCACCCCGCCGCCCGTATTGGCGTTGCAAGGCGTCAGTACCCATTGGTGCGTATTCGCATTCAGGCCGCCGAGAATCACCCACTGCGCGCCGTCCCACTCTTCCAGATAGTATGGAACGGTGCCGATGTTCAACCACTGCTGGCCGAGCACCGGGACCAATGGCGGCGTGACCCCGCTGTTCTGCGCGATCAGCGCGTTGATGTCGTTGTACGCCGCAAGGAAATTCGTGCGCAGCGGCCCCGACGATATCAACGAGTTCTGCCCAGGGACGTTCGGGTTGATCGATGAGCCGGCGGCGCCCGCATGCTGCGCGAGCGCAAGAAGTCCTGCGGCAAGGAAGCCGCTGATGAAACGCTTGAACATTGTTTTCCTCTGAAATTAGCTGACGGTGACGGAACCGGAAACGATGACTTGCTGATTGGTGGCGGCGAGGTCGGCCGTGCCGCCGTTGAGCAACATGCCCGTGACCTCTTGAACACCTGGAACCGCGTAGACAATGGCATAAAGCTTCGACCAATAGAGCGGCTGCCCGAGCTGAATCGCCGCGATGAAATTCTGCACTGCTGCCTGGATTGCAGGCACGATCTGCCCGTGGGTGTAGCCGGCCGCCGCCGTGGCCGTCATCGCGACATTGGCCGTAACTTGCGTCGCGCCGAACACGCCGAAGGTAATGCCGAGCGGCCTGATCGCATCGATCGCGGCATAGGCCGCCGAAATGTTGCCCGATGTTCCCGGGTTGATGACCACGTAAAAGTAGCCAGGCTGTGCGCCGCCGCCATAGGCTACGTTCTCTGTCAGGCTGTATTGAAGACCAAGTTGCAAATTGGCGATCGCCGAAGCGACGGCGGCCTTGATGCCTTCTTTCAACCCCGCGATGTACAACTGGAAGCGCGTCTGCAGCGCACTGTCGCTTTCGCCGTCGATGCCGCTGGCATAGGCCAGCGCATTCGTCACCGTATCGACGCCGACGATCGCCGCGGCAATCACCGTGATGGTGTTGGCATTGACGTTACCCTGAACGCCGGCATTGACCGCCTGGACCGTCGCGTTTGCCGACGACGTGCCGGCCGGGATGATGTAGGAATTGGTCGACCCATTGAAATAAGCCTGTGTCGCGTCGGCAACGACGATAAATTGCTGCGTGCCGTCTGTCGTCTTGAGCGTCGTGCCAACCGGTATCGTGGCCTGCGCCGTATTGGTGAAACGCGAGAACGTGACGGCGCCGGTCGCCGGTATCGCGGCCTCGCGCACCAGGCCGAAATCGCCGACGAACGAATCGACGTCGTTGCCGGTCGACGTCGCCAGCCGCGTGGTGCCGAGCAGCTGCATCACCAGCGCCTGCAGCCACATCGACACACCAGCGACCGCCTGGGTGCGCGCAAGCTCCAGCGAACCGATGATGAAGGTCAGGACGGTGGAACACGCCGCCTGGATCGATGCAACCTGCTGTTGCACCAGGGACTGGAAGGATTGGGTATTGAGTGCCATGTTTTGCGTCGCCTAGCTTGTCAGAGGAACGGATACGGTTACAGGCTGCCCGGTCGGGGCATACGTGTAGATGATTTCGACCGCGAGCAATCCGGTCGCGTCGTTTTGGAACGTCATGGCCGGCCCCGGCAGTTTCTGCACGTCGGGCTGCTTGACCACGACCGACTTGATCACTGCCTGGATCTCCGCGAACTTCTCCGCCGACAGCGCCTGGCCGACATATCGGCCAAGCCCGGCGCCGTAGGTTGGCTCCCAGACGTATTCGCCTGGCGCGGTCAACAACTCGCGCACGATGCGCTGATTGATCTCGACGATCGCCGTGGCGGTCGCGTCATCTCCCGAGGCCGTGAACTGCGTGTCCAGGCCCCACCAATGAAACTCTGCTGTCATGCGGATTCCTAGTTCGGCGGCGTCGATACTGCCGCGCCGACGGTGTGAGTATGGTTGTGCAGGCTCTTGCCATTGCCGATCACATCGGTCTGGCCGGTGACGGTGCCGCTGGCCGTGATGTTGCCGTTCGATTGCTGGTTGCCGTTGATGGTGACGTTGCCGTTGATCTGCAGGTTGCCCTGTTGCGTCAGCAGCGGCGTGGTGCTGGTAATGCCGGTCGGCGCGCCGAGCGTGATCGTGCCGTCGTTGTTGAGCTTGATGTAAGACCCCTGGCTATCGACGAATGCCGCCTGGCCCGACTGCACCAGCGGCGGCTGCGCCGCGTTGCGGAAGAAGCGTCCGCCCACCACGCAGGCCTGCTGGTTACCGTCGATGAAGGAAAGCCGCACCTGGTCGCCGATGTTGGGGCCGAACACCGCACCGAGATTGTTGCCGACCCAGATCGCCTCCAGCGGTATGAACGCGGTCTCGATGCCTTCCGGCTGCAACTGCACCTTGACGGTGTAATTCGCCGGGTTGTAGGCCGAGATGATGCCATACTTGGGAAACGCCAGGTTCGACAGGAACTCGGACACCACGCGCTTGATGTGGTGGATCATGACAGTTTCACCTCCTGTGGCGGCGGCGCCGTGCGCGCGCTGATGGTTTGCAAAAAGCCGCGCCGGTCGAACGTGCGGCTGATGTGCGCGATCTGGTAAGTCGTATCGAACGGCGTGCCGGTGCCGCTCACCGTGAGCGGCGTCCACGGAAACGTCACCGTGTCGCCCGGCACGGTCGTGTCGAGCTTGTATTCATGCTGGCTGATTTGCGCCAGCAAGCGATCGGCCTTGTCCTTGCACTGCGCCAGCGTCATGCCGGGAAAGCTGAAGTGATATTCCTGCGCGGTCTGCACCACGTTGGCGCTATTGGCCAGCAGCTTGCTTGTGCGCACGCTGTGCGCCTCGGCATGATAGGCCGCATTCTTCGCACCGTGAAAGCTGCTGACATGCACCGTCACATCGCCCGAGATGGTCAGGTCGTGCGAGAACTTCAATCGCTCGGCGTTGATCACCGGATAATCCCGCTCGTCGTTCGGCGCCTGGTACACGATGCTGTAAGGCGCATCGGACAGGGTCGAGCCGAACTCGCCGAAATACAGTTCGCGCCCCAGCACGAAGCATTGCATGCCCTCTTGCTGCGCGAGGTATGTCATCAGCGTCCACATGGTGTTCTGATGATGCACCACGCTGGTGTCCTGCGAGTAATAATTGCCGGCAATGATCTTGGTCGGCGTGATCCTGGTGGTGAGGATCGGAAACTTGGCTGCCAGCATCGCCACAATCTGACTCGATGTCAGGTTGCGATAGTCGCTGTTCACCTTGTTGTCGATGAACAGCGACGTCAGGTCGCGACCGGTCAGCGTGATGGTCGAGGTGGCCGGATCGAGCGCAATGTCATCCATGCGCGCCGTCATCAGGAGCGGCAGGTTGGCGCTCGAAACGTCGTCCGGGCTCGCCACAAACCCGACGTAGACATCGATCACGATCTCGGTCTGGCCCATCCACCAGGCCCACTCAAACTGCTCGGCAGCCACCGTCACGCTGATGGAGCCGGCCTCGTAGATGCCGTTGTGATCGATGGAAAACGCGCTCCACTTGATCGGCGTGTCGCCTGCCATCAGCAGCGCACGCGGCAGGCGCGCCTGGCCTTCTGTTGGAATTTGGTTGATCATTTTGGAAATGGTGGTGGGACGCTCTTCAGTGCTGATAGGCGCACCGTCTCATTGAAGCATGAATGCATGCAGTTGCTTTGCGCCCCTCGCCTGCTTTGCTCCCCTCGCCAGCGGGCGGGAGAGGGGCCGGGGGTGAGGGCGTTCGCAAAGGCCTAAGGTCTTGGCAAGCCCCCTCACCCCTGCCCCTCTCCC